TTTTTAAGAACCGCCTGCAGGTCAGCGTATTTCCGGGTTTCGTTATACCAGGCTAGCCATAAATCCAAATCCTTGAAGAAATCCCCAAAGAATGGCAGCATTCCTGGACTTGTGTATAACCCAGGTGCGTATCCTGCGCAGTCAGAGAATCCTTTGATAAACCCCTTAGCCACCTGCATTGGTTTAGATTGATTCATCCAGTTCAGATAAAACCATCCCGCAAAAGGTTCTGCATCCAGATAAGCCTTGATTTCCCCAGGGTCAGACTTGATCGTATTCCAGTGGAATTTCGCTTGCTGCGCTCCGAAGAGTTCAGGCGATCCTGTGTAATGTTTGGGAGAGTAATCCCAAAAATGGAACGGGAACCTAGCCACAAATTTGCCCGATTTTTCGTTGTATTCTCGCAGGATCCTCCATACCTCCGGGAAGGTACGGTCGACGAACCCGTGATACCCAGCACCCTGGGTTCCCTTCCAGCTTAGGAACGAACCACCCAGATCTGGAATGACGTGTAGATCAGGGAATGCAGCCGTTTCTTTGCGGTCCATATGCTGGCTGCCATCCCCACCCCACACCGGGAACTGCGAAACCATGAACCGATTGGCTAAATTGAGAAGTGTGTTACCCATTTCAAACCTTTCTACTGCGAACATAGTGAGCACCCCGCGAAACCGTGTAACGGATGAGCAGGGGCTTCATCTCTATGCCGGATTTACCACGAACGCGTGAAAATTTCGGTTCGTGGCTACCGTGTAGCTCGTCACCTAGGTGGGCAATGCCGGCGTTGTGAAATATCCTGCGCATGGGCTCCCAGCCACATTCACCACGGCTTCTCCACTGGTAAATGAAATCCCAGTGTAATAAGCTGAATCAGGCCGCGGTAGTGAGAACAAAATCGTTCCGACTGCAGTGTTCATCGTCAATGTTGATGCGGTTCCTCCTGTTGTCTGATAGTCGTATTGCGGAGTCGTCAGGTTCACCCCTGAGCAATGCCATGCCACCACCCGCCATGTTGATGAAGCAGCGATCGTAGCCACAAAATTTCCGCTCGCTGCTGGATTGTTGAAGATAAAGAACGCGCTCGCTCCGCCGGTCGATGTTGAATTGTATACAGTCGTGTTTGGTGCGGCGCCAGCGTAGGTGATCGACGAAATGGCATTATTGGACGCCGAGTAGATATACACAAATAGCGCAGAATTCACCACGCTCGCCGGGGTGCAGGCCACTGACACAGCCGTACCGGTCCCGGTACCTGTAAAGATATTCTCGATCTTCACCCCTTTCGGGTTGAGAATGAACTCCAACACCTTCCACCAATGGCGCACGGTTTCCACGATCCCGGTATATGCCGCGCTCACGATTCGATGCACCAGGTGATGCAGCCCCCACTCAGCATCAAAGAAAATGGGTTGGTAATAGATCTGGTTGATCATGAGGGAACCTCCAAGTAACTTACCAATGCTGCCCCCGTCTTCGATGCCGCCCCGTGTTTCACTTGGAACTTGTATCCAGCCAGCAGCACCGGAGTCATTCCGTAAAACCAGTTCGCTCCCGGTGCCAGCGTCCTGGTCTCATAATCGATGACGTTGGAACTCGCATCCAAGATCTGGATAACAATATTCTGCGAAGTGGTATCCGTATTTGTGATCACGAATCCGAGCATCTCATACGCATGGCTGGCTGGGACCGTCAAAACAGTGGCCCAGCCGGTACCCGTGAATGTTGCCAACGCCATTTCACCGGCGAATGGGATATACGACGCGATGATCCGCCCAGTGCAGGTCACGTCCACCTTGCCTTGAATGGATGTATCCGTATCGAGCAAGAATGGGAATTCGAGTACGAATTTCTCGCCCGGCGCCAGGCTGATCGAAATGATGTTGTAATCCGAACCGCTTCGAACTATCTTGATGGAAAAGACCGCGGTCACTGCTGCATCGTAATTCTTCATAATAATCTGGCTCACCCTGCGGATCGCGCTCGATGGCGCCGCCACTAGTGTTTGATAGCTCGTGGTTGGGGTGAGTACCGCGCTCGCGTTGCTTACCCCGGCCAGCCCCTTGACCTCTGTTGATTTGATATCTACGTTTGGTGTGATCGGTATGGTCATATCTACCTCTATTCAACCTTGAATCCAAAATTAGCCGTATGCTGAAGCGTCAGGTCAAACTGGTTGACGCTGTTGTCGTCGTCCAGCAAAAATCTGCAGACCAGGTATCCACTTCCAGGTGTTGACAGCGCTGCTGCCCCCCCAAACAATCCCCCCTCCTTGATATGGATTGAGCATTCCGATGCCAGCAGGAATACCGTCGAATAAACATGGATATCGCCCTGGTAACACTCGGTGAGCACCTTGCGCATATACTCGTTGGCCAGAGCGGAATCATTGATCGTTGGGGGGGTCGTACCTGTCCCGATCGCGAAGTATTGCAGCCCCACTAGCTCCTCCTTACTCCAGAGCCTTGCCGAGAACTGCAGGCCGATAGTCGTGGTCAGGTTATGCGTTTCGATCTCATGGTCCAACGCTCCCAGGTGACGCGCCATTCCCATTGCTTCATCCAGGCTCATCCCTTTATCCATCAAATAACTGATCACCCCAGGCCGCCACGCGCTCAGCTTCACCCTCCCGGATAAATAGACATCATCGCTCGTAATCTTGATTATTTTTCCCATAGTTATGCGCCTTTCGCGGTTAATTTGTAGGGGCGAATGGCATTCGCCCGCTCATTATTCACTCCCATATTTCGCGTAATCCCATTTCGCCACGTCATAGAGATATGGCCCCTGGCTGTGCGTGATCACAACCTGCTCATCGGATATCGTCAGATCATCCGAAAAGTCCAACACCTGGTCGATCAGCTCGTCCGAGTCAAGGTCGACGATTTTTGACGCCTTTTTGAGTTTAAGCAGCATCAGCACCAGCCCGGGATCCGCCGCTCCGATGCTCACCTTGGATACAATGTGCCCTCCAACCGAGATCGTCGTTTGCACCGATTGAATGAGGTAATCGCCGTCCAGGTTGCGCTGCGGCAAATAGACGCGGATCGTCTGACCCGATCGCAGGCCTGGTTTTCGCACGTCGAACGCGCATACCTGGGCTGAGTAAGCATTTTTTGCCAGCTCAGTGGCAGCCCTCATCCTGGCCACCTCTACATCCACGATCGATGATTCGTTGATAATCAACCAGAACCACTTGCCAAAATAGGCATGACTGGCGTAATTACGCACGGTTGCCCGTACCGGGATTTCTTCCTGGCCATCCACCTCAATAGCATCGCTCAACGTTGGCCAGTAAGTTTCCTGAACCAACTTGGCATCACTCTCAAAATAGAGCACCTCATCCCGGCTACTCAGCTCGTCTGAGTTACCCGTTTTTACAGTCAATGTCCGCCATACCGGCATATTCACCCGCGTCGACGTGGAATTGTTCGCCGTCCCCGTCCACGCGTATCCCGTGCCCAGGCTGCCATCGCAATAAGCTGATGGCCATGAGAGCTTTTCAGCCTGTGCGGCATCAAAATTCACGACAGTGCTTGAATCGGTTGCCTTGTTCCTCAGCTCTACACGCACACTCAAAGACGCTGAAGATTCATTGATATAAGTTGCTGTCAATCGTTCCCAACTTGAGGTTTTTCGGCTCACTGTCTCAACCAGGTCTACCAGGTTGGTGGCGTCATAGATCGCGATCGATGCCATAGCCAGCGTTGCCACGAAGCTCATCGCCTGAACGCTCAGCGCCTCTCCGGGCGCCAGCGTGATTGAAGCGCTGTAGACCTTCGCCACACCCGTGCCGGCTGTGATCTTGAGGCTCTTGCTTCCCTGGTTATATTTTGTCGCGTCCTGTGCCCAGGCAGCCCCACTCCCCACCTGGCTTTGGGTCCAGCCATCGGTGATATTCACCTCAAAGCTGGGGTTCACGAGTAGATTTGTGGTAGCGCCTCCGTCATTTCGCCTCACGACGATCTTTGAAGCCCCGGATTGTGGCTTCAGTCGTTTATTGAGATATACCTCGGTTGAATTTCCGACCCTTGTAAAAGAATATGGTGAATGATCTACCAGCGAGTTACCGCCGATGACTTGCACCGCGTTGACCACCCCGGACCCGTCTGAATTGTTGGTCACGTTTTCGGCGAGTACATTGGCGATATCAAGTGGATTGTTGGTAACTCCAAAGGGCGCCCTGAATTCGATTGCGCCAAAATAGTGCACCTTTTTGTCATAATCCACATACCAATACCCGCCGCTTTGTTCTGCCAGCCAGTCCAGGATGTCCCAGGGATATTCCCTATTGAAAACCACCCTGGGAATGGTCTGAATGGCTGTGACGAACGTGCTACCGTCGAACTCGGACAGGTCTGATGAATTGGCAAAGACCCATTCGATGATCTCTTTATCAGTCTTGTTCAAAAATTCGTGCTGAATTGGCTGTGCTTTCTTCAAATAGGCCGCGTAATCCGAGGCGCCTGTCTCATAGGCATTCTTGGTCTTATCGGTGTCTACCACCCCATCGTGGGTGATCACATAACCGCCAAAGATGGCCGCGGTATCATCCAGCACCTTGATCTCCTGCCAATCCTTGATATCCAACACGTCCCCATTCTTGAGCGTCAGGCTGAGCGTATCCAGCTCCTGGTTGAGGGCGCTCGTGATCGAGATCTCCGTCTCATTCAGATCGATATGATCTGTGACGTCGACCCCGTTCAGCACTACGTGCAAAATGATTGTGTCGGTCATAAACCTATCCCAATTGGAGTGCTAATTTGCGCTCCAGCTTTTTTATTGCCAGGTCGGCAGCTTTTTCCGGATCTGAGACACCGGAAACCGAAACGTAATTAACAATACTGATGGCGCCACCACCGATCCCTGTTGGTGACGATGTATTACTAAAGTAACTGTTTGGTACAATCACGCCATCTTCATTGGGGATATAAACCTCAGGCCCCTTTTCACCAACAAGAATGGGCACCCCTGCGTAGACATCGCCGCCCAGCGCTTTCTTTTCATCGTAGTTGTATCCTTGGCCAGATTGATTATTTATGCCGGTCAAATTAGCCACACCCATTCCATTGACAGTGACAGTGCCTGCCTGGTTATTGACCTTTACATCAATTACAATCGTTTTGCCATGAAGAGCGTCGATCGAAGCCTGCATGTCTCCATTACTTGCGATCACCTGTTGAGCGTAATCGTAATATGCCTTGGCTCGATCTGCTGTTGCCTGGTCGATCATTCCAGTGTTCACCTGATAATTTAGCAGAAATTGCATATCCGATTCAGAAAGGTCACCATCGGCAGTCAGCATCTGGGTATAAACGTTCAGTAACCACTCATCCACCATCTGCTGTTGGGCTGTCCTCAGGTCTTCCACCGCCTGCTGTCGGTCTTTTATCCCTGTGGTATCCCAGGGATGAGATTTTTGATAATCGTACAGATCCTTTTCCGCTGTTTTGAGGCTTTGCTCGTTCTGGTAAAGGTTTTGCGCCAGTCCGGAAATATCCTTATATTTTTGGGATAGATCCGCCATTTCACTATTAAGAGCATCGGTTCCCGCGGTTAAGTCGTCAGTAGCCTGGCTTTGATCTTTGATCGCTTCTGTTTGTTCCTTCGCCTGTTGAACCAATTCCTTGCTATACCCAAGCGATCTTTGATATCCATCAACTACCCCATTGTTCTTTTCTTTTTGGAGATCGAGATAGCGAATATGCTCAACTTCTTTATCAAGTAATTTTTGCAGGGTCGGGATAACTGCTCTTGCTATATTGTTTTTTACCGCAGTCCATGAATCATTTAGATCATCTTTGGATTTCTGCAATTTATTTGATGCATCGATGTCCTTTTGGGTGATTATTAGACTCGAATTTACTGCAGCAGACTGATCTTTAATCGCTTTACTACCCAGTTGCATGATCTTATACATCTCGGTGCCGGATTTCCCAAACTTTTGCGTCAGGAAATTGGCCCGATCGAGGCCAGGATTAAGCTTCAAATACTCGTCAGAAAGGGCAGCGATGGACTCGATGCTGACATCTGTACCTTTCCTGGTTGCTCCCTCCATCGCTTTTTCGAGCGATTCCTCAGAGAGTTTTGCATCGTCAGCTACCTGGACCAGGCGCGAAAGTTCATCCGCCCGGCTCCCGGTCAGCGATACCAGCTTTTCAATGCTGTTGGCCTCGGCAATATATTCATTAACCGATTGCTTGGTGATATCGTAGAGCTTCTTACCGACTGCCACCGCAGCTGTGGCCGCGCCGGCATACGACAGGCTGAACCCGGTCGCCCTTTGAAACATATTTCCAACTTGTTTCAAGGCGTTTTGGGTATCTTTGTCCCCAACACCCTTTTTCATCGTATTAATAATGATGTTGATGACACTATCTGCCATTGGTCATTTTCCAGTCATTGGGAGGAGCTAAGCGACGACATTGTGCCAGTTCTATCGGCAAGCAACCTCCGCGCTAATTGCGTTACCAATAAAAATTTCCTTCAACTTCCATAACCTTGGTTCTTCCGCCATTTTGCTTTAATGGCATCTACCCGATTTTGACCTTCTCGCATTTCCGGAAGATCCTGTGTCAATGCGTTGAAAGCGTCTATCCACTCATCAGGCAAATAATCGATCTGCCAAGGCGCGATGATTGCTCCTCCACTGACTTTATTGATTGCGCTTGCGGTGATCATCGCCACCAGTTTTTCCTCGCTCGTCCGCCCTGTCTGTACTGCCTCAAGCAGGGCGGACTCAATCAGTTTTTTTTCTTTTCCCGGTGATTGGCAATCAGATCCATGATCGAATCGATCACCCAGAAAACAAATTGAGGATCTGTCTCACGGGTAGCCTCAAGCATCTCGTGGAATTCATCCTTTGTAATGGGTCTCTCTCCTTCAAAGAGCACTCCAGCGTACCAGGTTTCAAGCGCGTCATTCAATGGATCGATTTTCTCGTTGAGCGCAGCACTCTTCTTACTGATCAGATCTGTGAGCTCCTGACCATGCTCTTTTCGCTCTCTGGCCGCCTTCAAACGCTTGATATCCGCTTCAAACTCATCCTTCAGCGCGACAATCTGGGTGATCAGGTTAATCCGTTCATTCAGCATCACTCTCGGTGGGTTCACCCACACGTTCAACGCAGCTTCGCCAAATTCCTTGGCGTAATTTTTCAGCTCGAGCTTCTCAAATATTTTTGGGATCTGAATTTCCATATTTCCTCCGTAGGGGCATTACATGCCATGCCAGCTAATTTATATGCTCGCCAGTTTAGTTACCACGCTTGGAACGATCAACTTTCCGCCAACAGGATCATATTTTCCCTGCAACACAAACGTATCCAAATTCGGACTCTTGGTACGATCAGTGCTTCCAAGAGGAACAACATCTTCGATGATTCCAAACATATCGATGGTTAGTTCATGGTTCTTCCCGGTGCCAATCTTAGGACCGGTAACTGTCAACCGCAGTGCCCGGGTCGAGCCAATAGCAGCGCGCAATGTTTCTGTCAGAGCGCTGCGTTGAAGGGTCAAATTCAACAAGAAACTGAATGCGCCAGATTCATGATCATTGAAAGTTTCAACCGAACCGCCATTGAACCTCGGGTGTACACCATTGACGATTTCGAGATCCCAAGAGCGAAGCAGTCCTGTCAATTCGGTTTTGCCAACATCCACCCAGAGCGTATCAAGATAAACCCTGCTCAGCTTTCCATTCATGAAAGTAAGTGGAAGTGGGCTAAGTGCAGGCGTGAAGCTGGAGGTTACATTCTCGCGAGCAAAATATTCTGCATCGATTTTTACGCTATGTTCACCACCATCCTGATTCACTTGAGTGGAGAGCTTCAGATTGTTGAAAAGACAATAATTGTGTTCGTATGACTGCAATGAATCGCCACGCTCGATTGTATATGAGTCAAGGTCATTGTCTATTTCATCGAGGTTTGGTTCATGAGACCAAAGAAAATCTTCTTGATCGGTAGTTTGTTCCACTGGCGTAATTCCACCTTTGAAAAAACCAGAGAAAAGGAAGGGAAGAATCTCGAAAAACCCTTGATCCCATGATAGGGTATCCTTTACCAGGATGCCCTGCACCATACTTCCGGTGATTTCTACGTTTTTTCCGATGTCATGATCGATTGTGGTCGGTTTTCGGTCGACCGGCATTTGCTTCTGCTTAATTGGCAGAAGTACGGTTGCCGCCACCCCGGTTCCATGAGCTGCAGGATCCTCTTTACCAATTTGCATTTTGCCTAAAATAGTTGCCATTTTTTCACCTCTACCAATAATTGTTTGTAGGGGCGAATGGCATTCGCCCCATTCATTAATTTACGCGCCAACGGTCACCTTTCCGACCAGGCTTTCCAATATCGTCCAGTGAACCACCAAACCCCAATGCTCAGTCTCGGCGCCATAAGTTAAAACAGATAGTTCAATGGATTTGGCTGGGACAAGAATAAATTCCTGTACCAGCCCGTTCAGCGTCAGACTCTTCGCAGCCGCTGTCACGATTTGGCGATAAAACTGCCAGACATACGATTCGCTTGTCTTTCTAATATCCTGGGATAAGTGAAATTCAGTAAAGCCACGCCATTTCGCTTCACTCAGACCACCCATACTGTAGTCCACGTCCATAGAGTCGCCCTGAAAGAATGAAAGTGCACATGGTACTTGTTGGATCGCCTCAGGTAGCTTATCAAAAGGATAAGAAACTACCGCCTTTCCTTTGCCGTCCTTGACCGTACCCCAGAGGTTGGTCAGGGATTTGCCCCATAATTCCACACCCCAGAGATTTGAACTAACCATATTTATGAATCTCCTCTACCATCGTATGAATGATCCGATTTAGTTCTGTTATCACGTAATTGCTCATTTGATTTACAGTAGGCATCGTGATCGGTCGTTTTGGTAAACCTCTTCTGCCAATGGTTTTTGCTACCCGAAAAGCCACATGAAGAGCTTCGTCGTCGCTGGCACCAAGTTTCTTCTTCACCCAATCAACCAATCTTGCGGCTGGTAGATAAGACGAATTTGCTTTTCCGCCTGAAGAAACTTTGGCTGAAGCCCTTTCGTTTCTTTGTACTTCTTTGCCTCTCCAAGTAGAAACATCGGTAGACCTGTCATGCCATTCGGCTCCACCATCAATAAACCGAAAAACATGCAAACGTCCATTTTTCCCTTTGGATGATGGGGCAATCTCAAGCTTTACGGACCCAATTCCATTGGTCGTTGTTTTGCTTCTTAACGATCGTCTTGTGCTACCAGTGAACACCGGTACGTTTTCTTGTTCAGCTTTACGAACAACCCCTCCAATTTTCTTAATTCCCGGTATCAGGTAATCTTTATTAATGTTTATAGATTGGAGGAACGATATTTCCTTCAGCGCTTCTGTCATGCCTACCATTTCCATTGTTACAGATTGATCATGCATTTTCTCCTCCGCTGAAAACGTCGATCTTCTCTTTTTCAACCTTTCGCACCGACGCGCCAATAGATTTCATCCCCGGTACAAGGTAATCCTTATTGATATTGATCGACTGCAGGAAGCTCAACTGGTGCAGCACCTGTTCCATTCCTTCCATCTCCATCAACGCATCATCCCCAGCCATGTTTACTCCAAATTTGGATAGTGGCTGCGAATCTCTTCCAATTGTTTCGGAGGAAATTCACTATAAAATCCAGATTCACCGGTTTCGGAGTTCCCGACTCTACCTTGGAATCCGGACTCCGACTTCATTTGCATAAGGATCGCCACTTGCCTGGTCATATAGTTCACATCGGCGGGTGGTACAAGTTGCAAAATTTCTTTCGTCGTATGGGGGGTTGCGGTCGTCCCATTCACACCTCTTACAACAGTAAATGTTCGATAAACATAGATCTCAGAATTATCTTCGTGAGAAGCTGGAAAAGTTACATTCCATCCCCTGTTAACAGTCAACGAATTACCGGCTATCTTTTCAATATATAGATCCTCGCTATCGATCCGGATAACCTCTCCCTCTGCGAACTCTTTCCCATTGTCAACGCCAATGATTTGCTCGGACTCTGTATCAGTGATCACTCCATTGACTTTCGAAATGGCTTTAGTAGGATCCGGGCTGTGTTTGGATCCCTTACCTTCAATAATGTATTCCTGCTCTTCCTCGATCTGGATTACCATGCCCACACTCAGAACTCCACCATCAGCGACGATCAGGGAGGTTTCAGACACTGTGGCTTGGCTGCCAGTGATCAATAGGTCTTTGGCTTCCTGATAGAGTCCCCAAAAGGCAATAATTTCAATTTCATCACCTTCGATCAGGGAGTCAAATTCGATACCGATATAAGGCCCATTCTCCCATTGTCTGCCCTGCGGAAGTAATTCATACTCATCTTCGTCCAGTGCTGTGTCGTTTTTCGTGATGCTGATCAACTCCAGCATGGGAGGAAGATAAATACGATTTGTTCGGCCATCCATTCGAGAAGCGACAAAAGTTTTCGTTTCCTTTAAAGGAATGAAATCACCGATCTTTCTCTGGAGGGTGATGCTGGCAGAAGTGACTTTCTCCATGAGAGTTTCTGGAGAAACACTTCGACCAAATTCTCTCAAGATTTCATCAGCGGTGCAATAGATCTGTGCAGTGGACATTTGGACCTCTTTCTGATAATGGGAGGGAGAAGTTCCCCCTCCCATTACTTTCATCTTTCGGCTCTCTTATCCAAGCAGAGTCATGATCGCTTCTGGCTTTACGGCTTTCACGCCCCAGGCCAGGCCTACTTCGTAGGCAACACGGCGGCGTTGGCGGTACATGGCCACCTGGAAGCTGATCCCGGTCTGCGGATCGGTGATCACGGTCACATCATCAGCCGAGTCACCACCTTTTGGCATCGCTGGGGTGCGTAGGAGCAGATGGATGGCTGAGCGGCTGAATGCCAGGTTGGCGGTATAGTTGTTGCCAACGCCAACTGGATCATTGTTCACCCAGTCGACCTTATTACCAGGGTTCTGCAGCACAATATCACCATCACCATCTCCAGCAAAACCGGTTTTGACGACGTACTTGTTCGTGTCACGTCCGGTTTTGTTATTGGTCAGGATATCCCCAGCCACGATGGTTCCGGTACCGGTGTCGACATGGATGGTAGTGCTTCCAGCAGCATAACCGGCTGTCAGATCAACCAGGTACCCAGATCCGGTGCCTTTCGTATGGGTTTTTACCTGCGCGCTTTCACGCACAGCCATTCCCATGAGGTCGAGAAGAACACCGCGGCGCAACAGTTCTACATCACCTGCTTCATTCGCCTTCCACAGCTCGGTCAGAGAGCGCAGCGCAGCGCCAGCCGTGGTATTGATCACGAGCTGGAGATCTCCCTGGGGGGCGCCATTATCCTTAAGCATCTTCAAAAGCTGTGCAAGGAAGGTTAGTTTGTTGGTGCTGTCGAACGGTGTAGATCCAGCGGTCCCATATGCCCGTGAAGAGTGAACATACAACGCTGCCAGATCAGCTTCAACTTCATTGACCAGGGAGCGCATACATTGAGCAAATTGATCCTGAAGGATGGTGTTATACAACCCACCGATCCCCATTTGCTCTTCCGCTTCCCAGAAGAAGGTGGAGCTCTTGACTTTCGAAATCGTCATCGTTGCTGGAACGATGGTCTGGGCAGCAGGGTCCGGGCCAGTAGCAGCTGGGGCGATATCATTGGTTGTATTCGCTGCGGAGCTCACCGGATAGCTGATGGTCTGGTTCTTGGCTGCCTGCTCACCTGATGCATCCATCGTTACAGCGGGGATGAAGCCGGTGAGTTCCCTCAAAACAACATCTGCAGCCTTATAGAGGGTTGGAATCAATCCTGTTAATGTGTTGGACATGGTTATTTTCTCCTATTACCAATAAATTCAACCCAAAAGGTTGTGATTTAGAGAACCTTAGTCCTCCAGGGTTCCACCTGAGCGGATGAACCTTGCCTGGTCAACCAGGCTCAACTTGTTGTACTCACTCCTTTTGATGGTAGTCGATTGGTGGTCGACCTCATCTTCAGGCTGTGAGTTGCTGATCGGGACAAAATTTTTGGCGATGTCGTTCGGGCGGTTAGCCCTTTGCATCGACTCATAGAGAGCTTCTGCCTGGGCAAGCTTCTTCTGCGCCTCATCCAGCGTTGGCTGCAACTCGACTACTGCCTTGAGCTTGCTCTCTTCCGTCCCATCTGACAGGAGCGTCTGGATCTCATTCGCGATTCGCTGCTCCTCGTCCTTTGCCGCGTTTACTGCGTCAAGACACGGTTTCAGATCTAACATTTTGCTACTCCTTCTTTAAAATTTTTTTGATTCGTTCACGCAGAGCTTGCGCCTCGCGTTCGATCTCTTCATCCGCCTCAGTTTTGCTGGATTTTTCCTGTTGCGGGTTGATCGTTTCTTCAAAAATAACACCTTCAAATATGGATAATTTAGCCTCCATCAAGGTCCCTGTAATGCCTGTTCCTTGTACAGCAGGAACATTCACCGCAGAAACCTCTTTGCCCCTTGGCTCAACGAAGGTAAGAATGCATGTTCTTGCTTCCTTCCCAACAATATAAACCACGCCTGGCCAATGGCTGCAATCGCGGCTAAAGAAAGAATTGCCACAAATTGAACAAATAGCATCTTTGTAATACCAGCCGATTGAAAAACGATCCATTTTCCCCTCAAGGTAATCAGTCATCCCACGGCGAGTCGTCAAACTGACCACAACTTGGATCCAATTATCCTTGTAAACTGATGAAAGGATCGTTCCGTCTCTTGAATCAATGGAATATGTATCATGGTCACGAAGATAGGGTTGGCTCTCGAAAGAGGCGGCAAATGCAGGCATATCCTCATCATTGAAACGATATGGATTGAGGTTTTTTGCTGATGGGCTGAAAACATTCGCCTGAAAATCAAGGTGATCGATTTCTCCACTCTCAATTTTTGGTAGAAGCTCTGACCGTGATGGCAGATTTAACCGGTTTATAGTCGGTAGAGAGAACAACACTGGCATTAATTCTTTATTATTTTGTTGCTGGTTCATTTTGATTGCCTCCGATTGGTGAGATATTACTCGCCATGTAGAATTGATCGCCATCTGGATATGCACCCATATCGTCCTTTTCACGTGCTTCGTTTGGCGTCATCATGCCGTTTTGGATTCTGACCATCATTGATTCTGCTCTTGCCTTGCTATCCATCCTGAGCAATGCTTCGCGAATGAATTTAAAATAGGTAAAAGGTTGTTCCTCGTTGGATAGCCACTTGATTCTGGCTCCTTGTTCCAATGGAACAAGGTAGGCGTCTAAAGTTCCCTGCAGGTATTCAATATATTTCTGCTCGTTGCTGTTGTAAGCTTCTTTACCTCGATTGAGCATGTGCGCAGATAAACCCATGTAATTCAAAATTTCAATTTCTGTTGCATCGATAGCTTCAAGGAATTGCTGGTCTTTGAGCTGGATATTTATCGGTTGAAATTCAATGATTCTCTTGTCGAAGACAGCCAATCGATAGGCATTTTCGCTGCCGCTCATTTGCTCCTCATATGCTCGGCGCACCTTTTCTCGAGCTTCAGCTTTTTCAACGGCTTCGTTATATTTGATATAAGCTGCTGGCATGAATCCCTGCGAGAAAAGTTTCGATTGGGTTTTATGAGCCGCCAGTTGTCTGCCGAATGTCTCTCGCGCATAGGTGATTACACCCCTTCCAATAAATCCCGTCTCATCCGGGTTTATCAGCAGGTGTAAAATCTCAACCGAGGGAATATAAACAGTTTTTTGATTGGTAAAGGTATGCCTGTACCAAAGGTTTCCATCAAGATCAAATACCGGGGATGTATGATCAGCAGGGAGAATTAATAATTGGCGTGGTCCTACTGTCGGAGCCCAGATATATGCATTCCCCCAGAATATCTGCCATTCAATAATTGCCTTCATGAATTGAAATGGCGTCCATCCCCAGATATTTGGAGAAATCTGCAGTAGGTAAGCCATGTTTCTGATAATAGGGTCTGGTGTCACCTGTTCAATATTTCGACCTACCCGCCTGATCATCTGAAATGGCAGTTTAGCCACATCGTCACTGATAATATTTTTAGCTCGGTAGACTGTAGCCAGCATTTTTGAACGATTTACCGTTACTTTTTCACCAGCTGCTGTGTGATATCCCCATGAAGGAGCATAATCTGCGACCGGGTTTTCCTGAGAATTTTCTTTGATCGCTCTGGCAGAGCTTAGGAATCGCTCAATGATCATTTTCTCCATCCTTTTCAGTGATCAACTTCACCTTCCCGATAATGAAAGCCAGTCCGATCATTAATAAACCTCCGATAATGAATGCTGCAGGAACGCTCCACAATGCCACACCAAACACGATCGCGGCGCAACCGCCAAACATAAGGAGATCGTCGGCATAACGAAGTAATTTCATTCCAAATCCTTATAAGCGCCAAAAACATCCACGAGTGGCCCGGACATTGCCCTCAAATTCTCCACATGCGGGAGCTTTGCCCGGGCATCCTCGATCCACGGTCGCAAGTGATGACTGAGTGAATAATGATGGCATGGCACATCATGCTGATATGGGTGGAAATATTTCACGTTACCCTGATAAAGATCCATTCCACACAGGATCACCGGGTTGCATCCCAACCAGAGAGCAAACCACGCCGCGGTGTTCGAGCTGTAGAAACCGGTCCATACATCCATATCAAACTCGATATCCGATGTAGGCTCCGGGCTTACTCGAATTGCTTTTCTTGCTTTCACGATATTCTTGAGCTCTGGATCTGATTCGGGTTGATCATTGTAGACTACAAAATCAGGATCACAGAGTAGAAATGCATGGTGATTTACTGAGATAAGAAGACAATCTTTCGGCAGGCGTGCCATATCGCCAGGCAAGCTCGGTCCACCTCCAAGTACAGCTGCGGGATACCCTGAGTATCGATCACACAGAGTTGACATTTTTACAGGAAGATGGTCAAAGGACTTAGACATTAAAATCCGTACTCCTTGTCCAGAATTTGATCGCTGATATCATTTCCAGCACCATCTCGAAGTCTGGGTAATGCCACCATCGCGTTTAATACAGCAGCCAGTAAGTCAATCCGCTCTGGGCTATTTTCAGCCGGTTTGACCACTTTGATATTTCCGTTGGTATCAGATTTGACCACTGCATTCATCACACACATTCGTAATAATGGACTGCCATCATGTACCAGCTTCCCACTCACAACGAGATCCCTGAATAGTTTTGTAGGTTCGCCCAGTGTTGGAATACCTTGTCGGACCTCTACACATGTGTAGCCGTCATTGATGAACTCAGTCGCGAAATGTGTGGAATTCCAGGGATCATAGTCAATCTCAGAGACAGACCACTCGTTATTGCTTATGATGTCTTCAAAGTGCTCACGTACTTCGTGATAATCTGTGATCTCTCCATCGGTGATGGTCATCCATCCGTCTTCTGCGAATTCCCTGTATGGTACGTTGTCAGTTTTTTGATGTGTATCAACTGCCGCTTCTGGCATAAAGCCATGAGCACATACGGCCACGCGGCCATCTGGCATCGCGAAAACACAGGCGTCGGCAGTAAGATCAATGCATTTGGAGAGGTCGAAACCATATGCGAAATACATTCCCCTAGTCAAATTTACGAAAGCATCTCGCTTCTTCTTCGGTGAGGCGTCGTTATTGATAACACATAGGTCGTCCCATTTAGACATCAACTCGCCCATGAATGAGTCTTCATTACCGATGATCCATTGATTGAGAATCTTGATTCTAAAATTACGAATCTTCGTAGAATTCTTTGATTTGAAAACTTCATCGTGCTGCTCTTTCAAAAACTTGAGACCTTCTTTAGTTGCAGCGCGTAATGGGTTGGCTTTAATCCAGACCTTCGGATCATGCTCATTGTCTTCAGGATCCAATTCTCGGATCATGATAAAGTAGCGATCCCCAGCTTTCTTACCTTCTGCGATCTCCTGGAGGATCTGTTTACATTCCTTATATTCATGCCAACATGGGCTCTTACCTGCATTGAAGCCAGCTGTTGTGATGATAAAAAATAATGCCTGAGCTCTTTGCCCCCATGCAGACCAGATAACATCATGAACATCAGACACCTTGTGGGCGTGGTACTCGTCCAGGAATGCTCCGTGTGGGTTGAATCCATCCTTGTTCTCACTATCCCTTGAAAACGGCTTGAACTCTCCACCGCGTTCTTTATGGCTCATTTCACCCTTATGAATATTTAGTCTCTTGCGAATATCAGGGCTTTTTTCAGCCATCCGTTTGGCATCTTTGTAAATGATTTCTGCCTGGTTTTTGTCAACGGCTGCCGAATAAACATCCGGGCTTTCCTCACCATCCCCAACCATCAAGTAGAGGGCAATCCCTGCTGCCTCGGTTGATTTACCATTTTTCCTGGCTTCTTGAAGGTAGGCTTTCAAGAACCGCCGGTATCCGGTTTTCTTATCCACCCAACCAAATATCATTCCCAGGTCGAATTTCTGAAACTCTTCGAGCTCTATGGGTTTCCCGGCAAGTGGTCCCTTTACATGCCGAAGGAACTTGAAAAACTTATAAACTCGATTCGCCTTCTCTTCATCAAACACCCAGGGGAAGCCCCTCGTTCCCTGTTTCTTGAGATCGTCAAGATGGCGTTGGCAAGCGATCCTTTCACAGCGTCCAGCGACCCGACGTCCTTCAACAACATCGAGTGCATATTGGGTAGCTGGGTGGAGATTATCTGTTGCCATTAATCGAATTCCTTACCGAAGTCATCCTGTATCTCATCGGCCTTCTGCTTGACTAGTCGTGCCCGTGATGCTGGCGATAATCCTAAAGAGTCGGCCAGCGATTTTATAAGTCGAAGATATCCTTGATAAAGCTTTGTATCGTCCAAAGACATTGGTCCCTTTGCGAGCTGCCTGCTCTTTGCCACTGCCTCGCAATACGCTTCGAGCAATTCTGTATCCATATTGTCGAAAAGGCTGATGCCTTTCACTGAAGCCATGACCCTTGCCCACACCCGGCGTCCGTCCCCAGAGAGCGATTCCGGTGGATTGATACTCTTGTCCTTGCTTCGGGTGACCAATGCTGCAGCTTCTTCCCGTGCTTTGATTTCCTCTTTTGTCCAATGCTTTCCCCGCCGCTTGCCAGCTGCGGTCTCTTTCATAACATCTTGGGTTACAGATTTTGTTGGCATCCATCGTCAACTCAGTTTCGATCGGGGAAATTTTTGCGCAAATGACCCACGCACGGTTTACTTTTGTAGTTTGAAAACTTTTTCATGCCCCTACCCTCCGTCGGTTACCAAAGCCACCATCGTAGGTTGATGTCTTCCTTGAATGGCAGCTATCACAGAAGCCTTGAAGGTTCTCTTCTTCATCGGAACCTCCATCTCTCTTCGGTACTATGTGATCAACCTGAGTTGCAGGTACATTCCCCTGCCAATGAATTCCAAATGGATCACAGCACCAAGGGTGTTTCTGTAGAAACGCATCACGCTTCGCTCTCCATTTGCGGTCATATCCACGCTTCGTTGAGGATGGCCGCTGCTTGTCATAGGCCATGGCATGAGGCACACATCGGCTACCGTGACGTATCAATTCACGGCAGCCAGGATACGAGCATTGATGGTACGGACGAGTAGGCATAAGGATCAATGAGATAAAGCCGTTGGGATCAATGAAGTAAAAATCCATAGAAGGACGCCGGTGATCAACGTGACCATGCCGCCAATGATCCACCCGGTTGCCCGGTTGATGTTCTGCTTCATGGTCAATACATCCTGCTCTAGGAGAGCCAGGCGCACTTTGGCGCCTACCTTTCCATTACCGTTGATGAATTCCTGAACATCCTGCAATGGTTGGCATGGAGAATCATGGGTGGCGGCTTGCATGGGATTAGCCCTCTATAGTGGGGTTGATACTTTCAGTGAGCGTGGACTTGGTAAACCACTTCATTACCAGGTCATGTAGGTAATTCGATCCGCGACCGATGGCTGCACCAGTAAGAATCAGACCAAGGATCGTTACCGGGAAGGAGAAGTCGATAGCGCTAATCTTCGCCAGATATTTACTGAGTAGACTGACTAAATCCAACTGGTATATGAACGTCGAGGCAATAGCGATCCCAAAAGCGATATACATTTGCATCCATTTGAATTTTTCCAGCTTTGGGAAGTTATTGAAGACCGGGGCAACGAAGTATTCAACCAGGGATTCGATCAGGACCGAAAGGAAGATCGTTACCAGAACGATAACGATGGTTGTCGATGGTGTCGATTCGTCGGCAGCAGGAACGATATCTACCCGGTTTGGCATCGCCTCAACCCCCGAAATAGAAACGGACGCCACCTGGTTAGTTGCCACAGGGACGTCCGGAGCTTTGGCCTCAACACCAACGAACATTATCAATATGGTCAGAACGACTAAAATACCAATAAACGCCTTTTTCATTTTTACACCTCAACCAATAAAAGTGAATCAGCAGACACACGCCTGCTTCTTATAGATAGACAATAATTCAATTGTGGGTAATTTACTATATGGCAAAACCTGAACCCTAGATTAATCCCCGCTTTGTGACTTCATAGATCATTTGCTCGTTATTTACCGTATCCGTTTTCTTCCGAATATTGGCCAGCCGCCTGTAGATGATACGCTCAGATACACCAAGATCATGAGCAGCTTTGATCCTGGTGCTTCCCTGCACCAAAAGCTGCAAAACATCGAGCTCCTTTTTGGTTAATTCCGATTTCATCGTCACACTTTTGCGCATTCAAATAATCGGAAAGTGTAGACTTTAAGGATTTGGTACAACGACCGAGAGGTCGAAGGTTCAAATCCTTTCGCCCCGACAC